AAACTTCCATAGATTTGTAGTTTCTATTGCTACATCTAAATTGAATTTAAATTTCTTCAATTGATAATTAGGTTCTCTAATCCATCTACCCTTTGTGTATAAACCTGCTATTATATCTACAGGCTCATCTGTTATCTTGCGTAGTAGTTCTGCGTACATATTTAGCTGTATTTCATGCGATTTATAATAGTTACCAGTCTTTATGTCTATTATCCAGTTTTTACCGTTAATTTTGGCTATTATATCACATGTACCAGCCCATGGTACGTCTTTATGCCACATGAACAACTCAGTATCAATTAATTGTACTTCATTCTCAAGCCAGAATTTCTCAAAGGACATCATGTGTTTTGATATTTCCTCTTTGTCTGTCTCTACTTGTTCTCCTAGCATATATTGTTCTGCCATCTCATGCACTTCTGTGCCTCTTGCTGCAGCTTTATCTCTTTCTTGACAGGCTATATCATAGCTTGGATGATTTCCTAGCCATCTTTCAAAGCCTTCGCCTTTACTTATAGTATTAGATATTATTGTTGTTACTGAAGGTTTCCAGTCATATGAACCTCTTGGAGCATACCATCTTTCTCCAGATTCATGTCTTCTAACATCTAAGCTTTCTTTATACAGCTCTATTTTATTCTTCATATAACAACTCCTTAATTGGAACTAATGCACCTACACTATCATTATCATCTCCACCTGCTGTAGGGTATTTAGCTACATTATTTTTTATCAGATTCTTTACTCTTTTCTTCATGAGTTTTGTGGGCAACAATACTACCCCCTCTATGACTCCTCCAAAGGTTAATATCGTTGCCCACCAGTCAGCCTTAGTAGTAACTAATCCACTTAAGGCCCCACGACAAGCCATTTCTACATATATGTTTCCTGTTTCTTTCCACTTATCACGTTCTGTTTTCACTTCTATAGTACCTATTTGTAGAATTTCTGCTAAAGAATCTTCGTACTTTTCGCCAAAGGCTAGGTCAATATCCCATTTACTATCTTTATTCTTCACTCTTATGAACCCTATAGTTCATATTTGCGAGTAGGTACTGTTCTACCCACCAGCATCCATTTGCAGCTTTTTTCAGCTTAAGTATTCTTCTTTTTGATGATGTCAATCC